TGATGATGATTGGTCCGCTTGGGGGATTCCACCAGCAGGCAAACCAACTTCACCACTAAATGTTGGCCCATCACGAAATATAACTCCAGTGAATTTTGATGGAAACAATGCAATTGACAAAAATTCAAATCCATGCGAGAAGTGTGTTTTTCTGAAACACAAACTGGAATGGGCATTGAATTATTTTGATTGGGAAGAAGATGATGATGACAATGATCTTATAATTGAAGATGATGATTATTTGATGGCTGATGCCGATACATACCTTGATACTATAGATGATGATTTTATTGATCCAGATGACGATGTAATGATCGTGTCAACAGAAGACGCAGACATTCTTGATCGTGATGATGGATCAATGATGTATGATCCAGACATCCATGATATGGTTGAAGATCAATACAATAGTGATGACTTTCTACATGGTAAGAGCCATGAATTTGATGACGAACCATATGATGGAAAAGAAATTCCAACACCAGACGAAGTTCCTCAATTTTCACTAACCGAATGGTTGAAAGAGAGGGTTGCAAACGCAAGAAATAAACGTGCAAATTAAAATCATAGGTCTCGGTGGAATCGGGTCAGTTTTGGTCAACCTGCTGACCCGATATCTCTATTACTCGCAGGGTTATAACAGTTTCTCAATGACCCTAATCGATGGCGACTCCTACGAGGAAAAGAATAAAGAAAGACAAGAGTTCAAAAGGGTAGGAGAAAATAAAGCTGAATCAAAAGCTAAAGAACTTTCTATTCGATTTAAAGGAATAGATTGCACATCCATTCCGATTTACATCAACAATGATACAGTTTCCGAAGTAATACAAAATAATGACATAGTGTTTCTATGCGTGGATAACCACAAGACAAGGAAAATTGTATCAGAGTATTGCAGAACATTGAGTAGTGTTGTTTTGATCTCTGGTGGTAACGAGCTTCTTGATGGAAATGTTCAAATATATGTCAAGAAGGAGGGTAGTGAACTAACTCCAGACTTATGCAGATTTCATCCAGAAATCGCCAATCCTGAAGATCAAACACCCGAAGAAATGTCTTGTGAAGAGTTGTCTGAATCAGAACCACAACTCTTTTTCGTGAACGCTGGTATTGCAGTATTCATGTGTTGCGCTTTCTACAATCTCATCAGTTCAGATCGTATTGCTGGTGACGAGACATATGTAGATTTCAAACTCATGGTTGCAGATACAAAGCGTCGAGTTGGCTAATTTAGCCGTAACCTTTAACCAAAAAAAGTAACAAAACAAATCTCGAAAGGAATTCTGAAAAATGCCTTACTACTTTACTCGTGAAGAACTGGAAGCAAAAACCGACAAAGAACTGAAACGTATGTGTGTCTACGAACTGGATTTGCCTGGTTTGACCAAAAAACGAAAAGACTTTGTCATCGACGCCATCATGGAATCCTACGGAGCCAACAGTCCGGCCGCAATCGCAGCCGCTGGCCCTGAAGGTGAAATGGACACACCGGAAATTGAAGATCAATTGGCCGGGACATTCACCAGCGTCATCGACAAACCGGAAAAACAATTCGGTAACAGAAATACCACAACAATCCGTGTTTCCAGCGGTGCCGCAGCCGGTGACTTCTCCGTTGCTGGTCGCACAGTTGGAGAAGTTCGTGATCTGTTGGCAGAGGTTCTGAATGTTGATCCGATGTCAAAAGGTATCGTCAACGGCAAAAACGTCGAAGATGATTACGCAATTCAGATCGATGATAACGTCGAATTTCTGAAACCAGCCGGAAAGAAAGGCTGCTAATAAAGTAGTCATTAAAAATTGGGGAGTCATCTCTTGACTCCCCAACCTAGAGGTGATAATGGTAAAAACAATTGGCGTTATTGGAGTTGGAAGTTTGGGTAGTTTTGTTGCCCACCACTTATCAAACATAGATGGAATTGAAAAACTTATTATAATAGACCCTGACATTGTTGAAGAAAACAACTTGAGAAATTCAATATATCGTAAAAACGATGTTGGAAAATCCAAAGTTGAATCTTTGACAAAATATTTGGGGTGCGATTCAATCACCATACCCTCTAGTTACGACGAACTAAAGACAGAGATACCCAAGACAGACCTTCTGATTGATTGTCGTGATGTTGGCTGTTCAAGATATGGAAAAATTGATGTAAGACTATTCATCTCCGAAAGAACTCTTGTAATTGATTGCGAGAGGTATGTGAAATATGACAAACCTGTTCTGGGCAAGTATATACTTGAACTCAGTAGAAACACAATTGATGATGCTGCATATTATATCAAGAAAATATTTGTTTCTAGACATATATTTGATTTGATAAAACAACAGTCATCTTCAATGTTCCGATTGGATAAAATAACACAGGATTTTTGTCAACCTATAAGCGATACTCTTGAAATGACTGATAATATTGATGATATGATCTATGAAGCACCAAAAGGTTATGAGCGACTCAGAAGAGTTGATATCAACACCAAACCGATAATGGTTGCAAACCAAAAATCTGATTTACCAGTTTTCATTGGTGAAGAAAATGATTGGAAAACATTCAGTGGTTTACATGGATCACCATCTAAATTCTATGATATTATTCAGAGAGGATCGATAACTGGAGAATATGATGTAATGCAAAAATTGTCAAACATCGTGTCAAGAATGAGTGGGGATTGTATATTCTTTGTTCAACTAATTCGTGAAGGGAAAGAGACAAAAATTGTTCTCATTAAAGAAACAAATTCCGCCTAACAAAACAATTACACCACCCGGAACAACAGAAGGAATTTTGACAATATACTATGATCCGATGGAACCTGTCGGAATAAGAAATGAAGCAGAAGAGAGAATTATAAAATCAGATGAAATGTATCATCTAAAGGGGTTTATAACTCGAACTTTTATTGACAAAGATGGAATAGAAAAACTGCAATCAATTCAGACATTTGGTGGTGTACATCCGAATGTTGATTATGAAACTGGAGTTTTTTGTATGCCAGATTATATGAAAGCAAAACCCGTAAGTGAAAATTTGATACATGACATCAGAATTGTCTTGAGAGTCTGGAATCTTTTGAGTTGTTTCTTCGTTCCAGGAAAAAATCAATATGAGAGTGTAAAAGTATGAGTGAACAAGAAAAATCATTTAAAGAAGTTTTTCAACCCATTGTTGAAGAAATAGTTGAAGAATCAATAGAAGCTAAAATGATTCGTTTATCACAAGATGACATTGAAACAATAATCAATTTAATAATGCCTAAAATCGATGAAATCATTGCGAAAAGGGTAAGAGGACACATACATCTCTTACTTGATGCAGTAAAAGAAAAAATAAAGGAGTAAAGCCCATGCCAAAAATATTGGACTACGATTCTTTTTGCGAAAATCTTCCAGAGGTATCATCTTTGAAAATTATGAATAAAAAATATTTTCATCCGAATGGTTTATTCTCTGAACAGATTTTCGGTCCAGTGAAAAACTACACATGCCAATGCGGTACATATTGGGGTGTGTCGAAGAAAGGTTCTACCTGTAACCTATGCAAGGTAGATATCGAAAACAGCGATGTTCGTAGAAAAAGATTTGCAAAAATCATATTACCGATTGAAGTTGTGAATCCTATTTTTTATGATCTGGTATGCGATCTAGGTGGTAAACCTTTGAAATCTGGATTGTATGATTTGATGAAAAGTGAAAAAAGTGTCCTAGTCCAAGATGGTGAAGACTATTATGTTACTGTTCAACCTGAACTAATTAAAAGTTATGATCATAAATGGGAAAAAGCCGAAGCCATCAAAAAATGGGTAGAAGTGTTTGCGAAAAATGGTATAGATGATGGTCAAGATGAATGGAAAATGGTTCTTGATAAGATTGACAATTTAATGATCAATAAAATCATTGTACTCCCTCCAGATTTGAGACCATCATCTCCAACCAAAGGTAGTAAAAACAAACAGTTGATGGATAAAATAAACCGTTATTATGTTCAAGTTCTGAACAAAAAAGAGGTTATGCAACAAACTACCATCAACATTCACCATGACAAGGAACTGTATTACACGTATTTTAAACAACTTCAAAAAGATGTAAACGAGTTATACGAACGAATATTGCAGAAAATGGCAAAGAAGGAAGGATTGATTCGTGGAAACATTCTCGGAAAAAGAATTGACTTTTCTGGTCGAGCCGTTATCACACCTGATCCAACTTTAAAACTGGATCAATGTGCATTGCCATATTTTATGGTTTTGGAAATATTCAAACTTCCGATTGCAAAGAAATTGATTGAAATTGGAAAGTTCAAACTTCTCAACAAAGCCATCGACTTTGTTGAAAAATGTATGGAAATTAGATCACCTGTATTGGAACATGTTTGTAGAAATGTCATTCAGGGAGAAGTTTGTATACTTAATCGTCAACCATCTCTACATAAATTGGGTATGTTGGGTTTTAACATAAAACTCAGTATGGGTAATTCTATCAAGATACACCCACTGGTGTGTCCACCATTCAACGCTGACTTTGATGGTGATCAAATGGCGGTTTACATACCAGTATCTAAGGAAGCCAAACAGGAAGTGATTGAAAAGATATTTGTTACAAACAATCTGAGCAGTCCGGCAAATGAGAGTCTGACTACGACACCTAGCCAAGATGTTATCTTGGGTATATATGCATTAACATCCGATAAATTCAAAGACTTAGAAAGTATAGTGGAATATAAAGGAAAAGAAATCACTGAAGGGCAAAAGATTTTTAACGATGCTTTGCCCGACAATTTTCCTGTAATATCAATTCCAGTAAAGAAAAAAGGTCTTATGAAAATATTGAATGCAATCAAAGACAATTACCCAAAAGAGATAGTAGCAGCAACATTAGATGAAATAAAGAGAATCGGATTTAAATATTCAACGCTATTCGGTTCAACGATGTCACTTGATGATTGCTATTACCCAAATGCTGAAGATGAGAGAAATGAAATCTACAACCAAGGTGGAATTCGTGATCAGTTGATTGCATTAAATGATGATTCCATAGTTGAGAAAATGAGAAAAACATTCAAATATGCTTTTATGATCGACTCTGGAGCGAGGGGTAGTTGGGATCAAGTGAAACAATTGATATTCAGTCGTGCATACATCTCAAACTTTGATGGTGAAATTTTGCCATTGCCAATCAAACACAATCTGATTGATGGTTTGACTCCAGAAGAATTTTTCTATTCGACGTATGGAAGTCGTAAGGGTCTTTTGGACGTTGCATTGAATACTGGAACCTCTGGTTATCTGTCACGAAAACTAATATTCACATGCGCAAATCTTCAAATTGATAATGATTTGGAGAATTGTGGCACAACGGATTGTTTAGCTGTAGATGTCAAAAACGAAAGAAAGTCTCTCATGCTGATTAACAGATGGCAGAGGATGAAGGGCGGAACACTTCGTTTGATCACCAGAGAAAATTATAAGGAGAATATAGGAAAAACAATATATGTAAGAAGTCCAATATATTGTAAATCAAAAAATATATGCCATAAGTGTTATGGTGAATTGAAAAATGTTTTAAATAGCAGATTCATTGGAATACTTGCAGCACAGACTTTGGGTGAGAGATCAACTCAGCTTGTTTTGAGAACATTTCACACTTCAGGTTCGGCCATCATCAAAGGAGAATCAAATCAAGATGACTCAGATATGAAACAACAGGACATCATTGGTGATCTTGCAACCGTTTCAAGTATGCTTCATCGATTTGATCACAACGATCCAGTTAAACTGGTGGATTCTTTGTTTGATGTTTATGACAAAGACATCTACCATGTTCATTATGAATGTGTTGTTTCACAGTTGATGTGGCACAATTATCGCAAATGGAGATTGTTAGACAACAGAGATGAAGTCGAACCAAAGTTCTATTCAATTCAAGCTGTTCCAAATCAGGAAAGTTGGGTATTGGCTATGGCATTTTCAAACCCAAAGAGAAGCATATTACAAGGAATAATGTATGAAGGAAGGTATTCCGGTGTTCTTGATAAAATATTAAAAGGAGAAAAAATCAATTGAATCTAATAAATCCTCACTTTGCAATACAAAACGAAGACAATATTTTTACCATTCGTAAGAGAGACTACTCCGATATTTTGGGAGTAGTCTCACAAATATTACAACCAGTTCATAATATTGGATTTCAAATCGAAGAGTTGGGTTTGAAAGATTCAAGATTTATATCTGGAGAAATTGCTAGAACGCTAAAACAAACCCTTGTTATAAGGTTGAAAAAAGGAACCTCCGTTGTTGATCTGAGTATGTTTATACCAAAACTCATCGATGACAATTACATTTTCATCAACGGAAGAAAGAAAATTCCATTATTTCAATTATTTGACATTCCAGTGGTAACAAGGGGAGAATCTGTTAAACTAAGAACAAATGTCGCAACTATAATGGCATTGAAGGATCGGGAATTTCCATTTGTCAAGATGAGTTTCTTGGGCAAAAAAGTCCCGATGGCATCTATGATTTTTGCATATTTTGGTGTTAATCAAACAATTCAGAAATTTAACTTGACAGCACCACGACAAAAAATCGATCATCCATCAGCAACATTATATGAATTATTACTGCATGATCTATACGAAATGATGGAGGAATCAAGAGGGTGGAGCCAAGACGATTTCATTCTTGAGATCGGACGCATCTATTCAAAATATACTGCAAAATCAAAAGGTGAAGATGTATTATATGCTCTTGAATTAATTCCACAAGTCGATATTATGACAAGACAATTTTTAAATCAAAACAATCTCTTGGATGAATTAGTTGAAACATTCAAAGTTGGATTTATTGATGACACATCTTTTCTAAACAAAAGAGTAAGATGTTTTGAATATATTTTATATGGTGTTGTCGCAAAAAATGTTTTTGATTTATGTTTTTCAAATAGAGATAAAAGAGAACCTAAATTCAATATCAATTCAAATCAAATCATAACAGCTTGTAACGTTTCAGACATTGTTCAATTTGACTTTTCAATTAATCCAATCGAACAATTAACGAAACTTTCAAGAATCAGTCTTTTGGGTCCGGGTGGATTTAAAAGAGAAAATATACCACGACATTTGCGTGATATATGCCCCACAATGTATGGAAGAATATGTCCGGTTGACACACCAGACCGTGACAATTGTGGTGTTCTGCAAAATCTATTACCCAACGTTGATTTGGATGATCATTTGAAATTTACAAGAAACACTCTTGATCATGCACCCATTTCGATTCCTGTATCGATGGTTCCATTCTGCGAACACGATGACCAAACAAGATTGCAGATGTCATCATCACAGATGAGACAGTCAATTATGCTAAAGAAATTTGAAAGACCGATTATATCATCTGGCTGTGAGGGATTATATACAAAATACACACAATCAACAAAAGTTGCAAAACAAGATGGTGTGGTTATTCATGCAGATGAAAAATATATAATTGTTCATTATGAAGATGGAACTATTGATATTTTTGACATATCATATAGAAAAATATATGTTGAAAACATGGAATTCTTCAAAATTTATGTAAAAGAAGGTGATAAAATAACAAAAGGTGAAATTTTAGCTGAAAGCAATTATTGTCAAGATGGTAACATAACATTTGGTAAAAATTTGCTGACAGGTGTTATGGTTCACTACGGTAATAATTACGAGGATGGTATTGTTATTTCAGACCGACTTGTAAAAGAGAATGTTCTGACCTCAATTCATTACCGTGATTTGTCATTTCATATACCACCACATAAAGTTTTGTTGAGTTTGTCAGAAGAAAAATACAAGCCTTTGCCAGATAGACTTGAAATTGTTGAAATTGGCGAACCGTATGCAATCTTAAAAAATCTAAACACTGATGATTTTTACTCTGTATTTCAGGAAGAGAAAAAATTTGAAGCAGAAAAAAGATTCATCATATCCGAAATTAATCTTTATGCAAACGAATGGAACACAGAAATTCCAGAATATAAACAGTGGATTGAGGAAAGAATTACCCAACAACGTGATAAAGAAAATTATATTAATAAAATAATACGATCAAAATTGGATAAATCTGATGCTGATAAGTTTATAAAAGAAAATGGTTTGGATATGTTTTCACACGTTGGTAAATATAAAGTCAAAAAAGAAAAAATAGATGGTATCAAAGTTGAAATGTTCGGTATACATTTCAGAAATATACGTGTGGGAGATAAACTTGGAAATAGACATGGTAACAAGGGTGTCATTTCTCGCATTGAGTATCAAGAAAAGATGCCGCAACTACCAGACGGACGCCATCTTGATATTTGTATCAATCCATTGGGTATTATTTCACGAATGAACATTGGTCAATTGTATGAACTACATCTATCAATGTCAGTTATGGATTTGAAAAATGTTCTGAAAGATATGTTGAAAACAAGTCATACACAAGATGAAGTTAAAGAATATCTGATGGAATATGTTAAGACAATTGACAAAACCAAAGATGGATGGCTATCAGAACAATTTGAAAGTCAACTACCTGATATTATTGATGAAGAATTCATAGACAGTATTGCATTTATACAACCACCTTTTGAATCAGTTCGTTTTGAAGATTTGGAAGAAGCTATGAGCTTAAGCGGAACTCAATTCAAACAAAGGGTATATGATCCCATTGCTAAAAGAGAACTTGAAAACCCAATTGCAGTTGGTTACCAGTATTTCTTCAGAATGGTTCATATTGCTGAAGCAAAATTGGCTGCTCGTGGTATTGGTAGTTACGCAAAGAGAACTTTACAACCACTTGGGGGAAGAAAAAATAAAGGCGGTCAACGATGTGGTGAAATGGAAACTGCATGTATTATTGGGCACGATGCTCCAATCAATCTACATGAATTTTTAACGACAAAGTCTGACTGTATAGATTTAAAAAATAAATATATATCAGATTTGATTTCATTTAATCCAATTGATGGAGATAAGAATCTTGATGCAACACCAGAATCAGTGAAACTGCTGAACTCATATTTAACCATTTTGGGGGTTGATTACAAATGATTGTTGAAACAATTAGAGTCGCATTAAAATCTATTTCAGAAATGAAGAAAATGGGGTTTAAATTAAGACCTGGATCAGATTCTATATACATTAAAGACAACTTACATATAAACAGTACAATGTCAAAGAAATTTGGCGATGGTCAATTATATAGTTTTATCCCAAATTCAGTATTGGGAAGTAAATACACTCATTATTGTGAGGAAGATGGATACTACTATCACAGAGATTGGTTTGATGTTCCACAACAAAAAAAGGTTGTGGAAGTTTTATTTGACCCAAAGGAAATCGTATGAAAAAAGAAATAATTGCAAAACTCAAATCCATTGATGAAGTCGTTGAAGAATGTAAAATGGTTTCTAATGGAAATGGATCATTTTCTTCTAGTGACTTTTATATTAATGATGAAATGGTAAAAAAATTTGGTAATGGTAAAAAATACGAATTTGTACAAGTTAAGATTGAAGGTTACACACATGAATGTGTAGAGGATGGATTTAGATATCATCATAGTTGGTTCATAATGGATAAACCAACCCCTGAACCTATTTTATTTGATCCGGACGAACTAATATGAAGTTAGAAAAAAAGGTTTGTCCAATTTGTGGTGAAGATATAATTTTCCGCTATTCAAAACCAGATAGATATTTCTACATAAACGAAAATGGTGATATAGAAGAAGACTTAAACAATCAACTATATTTGGATTATGAATATTCGTATTTTTGTAGTGGTGATATGGAACACGATGTAGATGGTGCATTTAGAATAAAACTGGAACCAATTGATGATTGGGTAGATGAAGTTGAAGAACGTATCTTTAATTTTATGTATTAGAAGGAGTCATTATGAATTTGCCAGATATTCAAGAAACAAAACCTGATATTCCGATATCAATAAAACAGGTTGGTGTAGAGAACGTGGAAGTTCCATTCCGACTCGAAAGTAAATACAAAATTGATGGAATTGAATTTTATGATCTGGTTGCAAACGTTTCTATGACAACAAATTTAGATAGTCGTGCAAAAGGTATTTCAATGTCTAGATTGTTGAGAACTTTGCGCAAGTATCTATACCAACCTCTAAAACAAACTCTGGTAAAAACTATATTAATGGATATTGCAAAAAACGTTGGAAGTAAAAATGCTTTCATGAAATTTGAATTTCGACTTCCGATGGAAAGGAAATCTCCAGTAAGTAAATATAGTTTTCCTATATATTACCCATGTCGATTTGAAGGAAGATTGATTCAAGACCGTATCGATTTAACCAGATATCACTATACCTTTTATCAGGGTGTTAAAATTCAATATGCTTCATATTGCCCATGTTCAGCAGAACTTTGTAATCATTTAGATTCTTGTTCTGAAAGAGGGTATCCCCATAACCAAAGATCATATGCAGATGTGTTAGTCGAATCCATTGTGGATAAAGGACAATATGTTTGGTTGGAGGACGTTATTGAAGCGATTGAATCTGTTATACCAACCCTTCCATATCCAATAATTAAGCGTGTGGACGAAAGAGAGATTGCAAAAATTGCTGCTGAAAATCCTCTATTTGTCGAAGATGCTATTCGATTAATAACCAAAGCGATTGATGATTTACCAATTTACGATTGGATTGTTAAATGCATTCATGAAGAGTCAATTCACACTTCTGAAGCAATTGCAGTAAATTGGAAGGGAGTTCCAGAAGGATTAGACGGAAGGAGATTTATATGAAACTTGAAGATGTAATTAGATTAGTGCTAAAAGAAAATGCTTATGAAAAAAAAGTATTTGGTGAATACAAAAACGTCAAATGCTTAAATCCAGCCAGTTTTCTAGTCATGATTCAACGATATCTAAATGATATGGAATTGTCGTATCAAGGCCCGTGGTCAAAAAAAGAAAAGTTTCCAGAATGGTTATTGAGTTGTTATGAATCTGAACATGAAAATGGAGGTCCAGTTGAATTGTATGAAAATGCTATAAAACTGACCGCATTGGGAATAGCAATTTTGGAAACATACACAGAAATCGACGTAGAAAAATGGCGTGAAAATCCAGAGAAAGACAGCCAGAAATGGCAAAATCAAAATACAGAAAAGGAGTTTTTTGAAAATGAATGAAAGCCTTAACCAAATGATCGAAGAACAATCAGAAGGAGTTCCATCATTCGATGTGGATTCTAATGAAAGTGAAAGTGTTGATGAAAGCACACCTCTTGCCGATTCAATACCCGATCAAGATGAAAGTGCAATACCAGAAGCAGATGCAGCACCAGAAGGTGATGAAGTTGTAGCAGAAGAGCCAGCGGAGCAAACACCAGCAATTGGTTTTGTGCCACTTGCAGATTGGTTTGATTTGAATGTTCATCGTTTCGAAACAATCAGCCCTGTTCGTTTGCAAATCCGTGGTGTGAACCCGAAAGAAACTCTGGTCGTTACAGTGCCAGATGCTTCAGGTGAAAACGCAGAAGATGGACATCCAAAACGCAACTTGGAATTCATCAAAGACGCAAACACCCGCCCGGTTCTTGCACTTGATGGTCGTGATATGGAAATCTACAGCAGCGGTTTCAAAATCATCTACGACTATATTCCCGGTCAAATCATGAAATGCTACGGATCAAAAGCTGGAATGGTTGTGACATTCTGTGTTGAAGCAAACGGAATGAACGTTCCATATGCAATGCTCCGTGCAAAATCGAAAGATAAAGGCATCGATCCAGTTGAAATGGATACCAGAGGGGTAGGAGATTTTCTCCCACAACCTCTTGACAAGGAAGCTTTTGTCCTTCTATACAAACAAAGTGCCAAGGTCATTGACACACTGACCACAAATGAAGACGCAATCAAATGGTTATTGGAGCGTCAGGAAACTATCACCGACAACAACCATCACATTCAAATTGACAATGTGATCGTTACAATGCTCGGCTTATAAACGAGTAAAGGGAAGTGGGGGTGGGACACCACCCCCCAAATAAAAAATGAAACTTAATGAAAAATGTAACTTAGTGATGCGTAGTATATACTCATATGATATATCTGCATGTCATTATAATATTTTGAAAAACAATGGATTCGACATTTCTCATTTGGATAAAGATGATAAAACGAAACGCAACATTCAGATCGGTCAAATGATGCGTGGCAACCCTGATCTAACAAAATTCCTAAGAGAAACAACAGAATCGATAATCAGTGAGTATATCGCACAAAACGATTTGTCTGATGATGAAATTGTTATCAGACAATACGATGGTTTTCTTTCAACAAGAATGTTGAACATAACAGAAATCGGTGCAATGCCATTGGAAAAACGTGATAAATTTGTAATTTTCATTTCTTCAATTGATCGTAGAATGTATATTGCTAGAAATTCCTTTGGGGAAACGACTGTGAAAGGTGTCCCTTTCGTGTACGATCAAATGAAAAATATATACGCATCACTCTGTGCAACAACGGATGCGTCCGATAAAAATATAATTTTTAAACGATTACAGTACTTTAAAGATCAATTTTTGTTGTCAAAAGATACTTCATTGTTTGGCATTCCAACGGGAAAAGAAAATAGGTTCAATGTATTTCTGAAAAAGTATGGAGAATTGGAAGTTTCAGGGTCAACCCTTAGAATTATGGATTTAGATGATATTGATCGAATGAAATATTTTGAGTTTTACATAGAACCATTTACAAAAAGTATTGTATATCAATTCGTGAGGTAAACATGAGTAGACTTCGCCCAATGTATTTAAATGTAGCTGCTGGAAAAATAGGTGCTATAATGGAAGAAACACCGAAAAAATATTGCATAATAAATCTTGATCCAATGTATCTGACCGGTCTTTCTGCAAAAGAAACAGAATACCAAGCTTTGTATTGGCATAATCACGACAGCCATAACAATCCAAGAAAACAGATATTATGCAAAGCACCAGCTAATGAATTCTTAGAAAGAACTATCTTGACCTTCGATAAAATATTTATATATCGGTATCTTGAACACGTATCTTTCACTGAGGTATTGTATTTTATCTATCTTTTATCGATGGTAACAAAACCTGGAGCTACAGTTGATGTTATTGTGCCAAACTATCAAGTGTTAGCACAAATGTTGATGTTAGAGAATGTTTATGATTATGATTTTGAACAGAAAAATATATTGTTGACAACTGAACTCTTAAACGAACCATCGTGCCCACATGCATCTATATGGACACCAGATCGTGCAGTATATTTTTGGGAATTTGAAAATAGATTCAAAGTTGATCCAAAAAATATTGAAACCGAATTTGTATTTGATGGTCGAGATATATATTTTAGATTTCAAGCCGAAAGGATATAAAAATGATCACATTTGAAGACAGAGCAGAAGAGATGGGGTTGGAAAAGTTGGAAGATGGGTCTTTTCATTATGAAGATCAATATTCTGCTGTAAGATATAAACCTCTCTACACTCTTCCGCCCGATCCAGAACAAGAAACAGAACCAGACGAAACGTTTGGATACAACACTGGCCTGTTGGGAATTTTTACAAAACCCGTAAATGTTCCTGATGCACAATGGTCATATGTTTCTTACATTTCAAGGGTTTATAAATTCGTCGGAAACGATGCTATTATGAGTGCATTACGCAACTCAATCAACTCAGTCGGTATGCCAGTTCTTCAGGAAAATTCATACCAATCTTGGAAACTGTCTGGTTTCCGTGGTGAAATTGTTTTATCAAGCCCAGTTAATGCACCAACCTTTGGTGATATTCTTCCTGTCATGGTTGTTCTGAACAGTTATGATGGAACACAAGCACAAATGGTAACCTTTGGTTTATGTATGGATTACCAAGGTTACAATCACATGTTTGCATTCAAACTAGGAAGAATGCGTCAAATACACGTTGCTGGTGCGTCAACGGAAATGTCTTCATCAGTTCAAGATTATGTTCGTGTTTTTTCCGAAAGCATGATTGAACTGATTGGTAACAGTTTCAACACGAGATTGAATGAAGAACAGTTGTTCGGAACTCTTGATGTCATCGAAAAGATTGGAAAAAAAGCAAGAGATGAAATATCCAAAACTATCAATGATATGACAAATGAAGGAGAGCTTCCTTCAGCGTGGCATGTATTTCTGGCGATCACACGCTACAGCAGCCTTGAAGCAAATCTCAACACCAAGAGGTTAATGGAAAATGCTGCCGAACGTGTTCTGGTAATTCCAGAGAGAATGTTAAATCTTCTTGAGGAATTGCAAAAGTAACCCTTCCCGAATGGGGAGTGTCGTAAGATACTCCCCCCACTTCTTTTTTTGCCAAAATTCTTAGAACAAAAAATAAAGGAGCGCAGTGTATGGCAACAACAAAACTTCGTTATTGGACACCTGACCAAACCTATGATTTTCAGGTAATAATCGGTGACGTAGATTACACGCCAGATTTGCAACGTGTTACGATAATTACAGCTATAGATAAACCATATCAAACTGTCATCTTTGATTTATTTCAAGACCCAAACGAGTTGATATTAGAACGAGTTTATGGACAAGAACCAATAAAGTTAAGAATTCGTCTTTTAACTCAAACAGGCGAAGTCGAAGAAACAGTTGAAATGGAGTTGTTTTATTTATCAACAAATTATCCTTTAATGACAAAGTCATCTGATCCACAACAGGACGATAAGGTTAGAGATCAAATCAGTTTGGTTACAATTGTCAGAAATGCTTATCAAATCATGACAAGTCTAACAACAGGACTATTTTTCGGAGAAACTGTTGGTGGTGCAATATCCACAATTTTGAGTAACGTCAAAGGAAACCCAACCTTAAAGTTGGAAACTGAAGGTGCAAATTCAGAAGTGATAGATCAAATAATTGTTCCTCCTATGGCATTTACTAAAGCTGTAAAATATCTTGATCAAACATTTGGTGTGTTTGATGGACCTATGGCATTCTTTTGTTTATTCGATGGTACTGTTTATATTAAAAATATGAACAAAAAACCAAAAAATTCTCACGAATTTACCATAAATTTTCTCACAACTGATGTGGCTGAAACACAAATTATAGAACAACCACTTGATGGAAAATCATACTACACTATGTTTCCAGTTACGACAAGTTATGCTGCAAATCCGATCTATGGAGATTTGGGTGGATATCAAAGACATGTAGTAAAACCAAAAGACACACTATCACATATGATTGATATTACAATGAATACGTTTTCTCAAACATATGGATTTATTGACAAAAATAACAAGATTTATGCAGACAAAGAAGCAACTGGTTTTATGGAAATCGCTGGAAGAACTGGAATCTATACAGAGCATACTGGATATGAAAAAACTCAACATTTTATTAATGCAAATATGTCAAGGCCAATAATTGAATTATCAATGCTTTATGTAACGATATCAAGTAAAAATATTGCAATTCTGAATCTGATGAATGTTGGGGAGTCAGTAAAATTTTCATCGAAAACATCAGATTATGCACAATTAACTGGAAAATACATTCTAAAAAATTCAACGTTAAGCTTCAATAGACTTAGAGATTGGGAGGCTAATGCAGACCTTCAACTAGTTAGAACAAATAGAGCATCTCAATAAAAGGATATAAAAATGGGTAGAAAAAAGAAAGAATCTAAACAATCACTTGCAGACAGGTACGTTACCGAGTATCTGAAATGTAAAGCAGATTTTGATTATTTCTGTCGCAAATATATTCTAATAGAACTTCCCGGAAAAGATGCCAATCTTATACCGTATCGAAAACAATCAGAACTAATTCGTAATATTGAAATGGATAAATACATTCTAGTTCTGAAAAGTAGACAGATTGGTATATCAACTATAATTCAAGCGTATTCTGCATGGCTTGCCAACTTTTACAACAATGTTGTTATTGGAATTATATCAAAAGATTTTAAAGAAGCCACAGACTTTGCCAGAGCAACTCGTGGTATGGTTGAAAAACTTCCTGATTGGATGAAACCACCAAAAGGAAGTCAAGGTAGAGGATTTGCCAAAAGAACAGAACAATCTTTTATTTTAACAAATGGTGCCAAAGTCTACGCATCACCAGTTAATCCAAATGCACCAACAAAAACTCTTCGTGGTAAAGCTATCACTTTTTTGGTAATCGATGAGGCAGCATTTATTGGTCATATCGACAATGCGTGGACATCAATGGTTCCTGCATTGTCAACGAATCAGATGCAGGCAAAAAAAGCCAACGTACCATACGGAACTGTTATTCTTTCAACACCAAACAAAACGGTTGGTGACGGCCAGTGGTATTTTGAAAATTATTCTAGAGCAATAACAAAAGATTCTATCTTTAAACCGTTTATAATACACTGGAAGATGATACCAGAACTTGCGAACGATCCAGATTGGTACAAAACTCAATGTCAGTTATTTGACAATGACCCAAGAAAAATTGCTCAAGAATTAGAGTTAAAATTCTTACCAGCAGAAGGTGCATTCTTTGATCCAGAGACAATGGAAAAGGTTCAAAATGCTTGTATAGAACCAATAGAGAAATTGAGATTATTTAATGGTGAAGCTTGGAAATTCGTTGATCCAATTCCAGGACAATACTATATAATAGGTGTCGATACTGCACCGGAATATGGTGAGGATAAATCAGCAGTTACGGTTTGGAATTATCAAACACTAGAACAGGTTTGGGAATATCAAGGAAAGTGTAAAGTACTAGATTTTGTCAAGATTGTTCTTATCGCTGCACGAACATACCCAGGAACAATTGTAGTTGAAGCAAACTCTTATGGAAACCAAGTTTTAGAACAATTGGGTGTGAGTGAATTCTCATTTATGCTTTATAAGGAACAAATAGGTGTGCATACTTTAAAACCAGGACTGACTAATACACCTAAGACAAGACCTCTTATGATTGACGCTTTATATTCTTACATACAACAGTATCCAGAGAGCGTTAAATCGCAGCGATTGGCACTTGAACTCACAGGGTTAGTATCAAAGAAAAATGGCAAAATTGAAGCTGATACGGGGTGTCACGATGATCTTTCCCTTGCAACTGCATGTGCGTTTTATGTTCGTAAATATGACCCACCAACAATGATTGACACTGCAAGATTTGGTGAAGTGAATGAAATATTCAGAAACGTTATCGGAATGAATTTGGGAGAAGGTTTGAATCAAATGGAAGATTCTCAAATTTTGAACCATGTCAGAAAAGAAGTCATCGATACAAATCAAGGTGGGTTTGTAAATATTTTGGATTTATATAATAGGGAGTAAAAATGAAAAAAGATATTAATGAGTTATTTGCACTTCCAACAAACACTCGACAAGTTACTGTTATTGATGGTGTTGCATTTTATACTTCCGATTCTCTGATAAAAGCCACTTTAAAAACACTGGAAAAGGCTGGAGCATCATCTAATTATTATCCACAGTTAGAGAAAATGATTCAAAATGAAATAATAATTCCATGTTTTCTAACTAAAGGAATCTTTTCTTGGGTGAAAAGAAAAGTTTTTAAAATTAATGTTCAGATGAACGATGCATTTGCAATGTATTACAGACCACACAAAAAAGTATATATTTTTATGGACAACAGCATGACATCGTGGGGAACTGCAAAGAATGAAGAAGTTGCTGAAACGGTTGTTCACGAATGTATGCATTTGGTTGCCCATTTGAAACCATCTGGTTTCTATAAAGCATTTAATCCCTATTTTGTAAAATATTACTCTGAAGTTTTTCATTTATTGTTTGGTGTTAAACAAAGAGAAATCACAAGAGATACTGCTGAAATAGTTAAATTTATGAGGAAAGAATTCAATTCAAACAGACAGGTAAATAAAATTTTAACGGATTATGCAAAACTATTAGAAGAAAAATTTGGTAAAAAGACTCCATTGGATGAAGAAAAATTTAAGAAACATGTTCTCGGTTACATAGTATCTTGTAAATTTGGATTAATTGCAAATATTACTGGAAATGCTCAACCACTGTATCAATCTTTTTCCAAAAACAGAGAAGTTTTCGCATCATTACATTATGCATACAACGGGGCGTTTGGAAAAAGAGCGCCCTCAAATTCATTACAATATCAGGAAATGTTTGATTTAACAGAAGTATCATCCGTTTATGCAGAACTTTTTCCAAAATCTTCCATCGTCAAAAAAGTTTTCAGGTTAGTCTAAGGAGATATAAAAAATGGCTGAACCAAAAGGCCCTAGAGGTAGCATCACACAAACTGCTGATGCACAAAACGAAAGGATACAAGGTATCAGTAATGTAGCCAAAACCGTTAATGCAATGTCTCAACAAAGCCAGAGACAAATAGATCAGATGAAGATGGATGTTGAATCGGATCAAAATGTTAAAGAAATATCATCATCTATGACAGGCGTTCTGGATAAGTTGAATCAAACAATTGCAAAGTTTGGTGATGGTGTAAAAGAAATTACTGTAAACACTGCGAAAGCTACGAGCGATGCGATATCACAATATAGTAAAGCTGTAGGTGAAGATATTAGTTTCAATAAAAGAAATATTATCGCAATGTCACTTGCAAGAGCAACACCTTTATTTGGTTACTTTGCTGCAAAGTTCATGGAAACTGATATATTCAAGAATGCAGCCGAAAAAATGAAAACAAAAATCGGTGATATGTTTGGAGGTTTGTTTGGGAGATTCCGAGGGAAAAAACCAGACACCGATGAATACGAAGTAATTCCTAAAATGCAAAAGGGTGGATACGTTAAAAAGGGAGGTTTGGTAGAGGTTCATGCTGGAGAAATTGTTGCTCCAGTTGAAAAAGTTTTAGCAAGAATTGATGAACAGCAAAAGGAGAGTGTTGGAATTTTTAAATATTTAAGAAGAGCTGCGTTTGAAAGAGCAACAGGTTTTAGAGAAGCTAGAGGTATTTTGGGAAAAAGAGAAGAAGAAAAACGAAATGAAAATTGGTTTAGAAGCTTTTTCAGAAATTGGAAAGAAGCAAAAGAAGAAGAAGAACTCCCAATGGAAGAGAGACAGTTAAGAACTCTGATAGCGATACAAGATGCTTTGGGGGCAGAGTATGACACCAGAGAACAATTCTGGTCAAAATTCTTACTAGAAAATCCAACCTTTAGAATTCTTTATCTTATGGGAAAAGGTATATATGAACTGGTTAAATTTCCTTTTAGAGCAGTATACAGTTTGGTTGTTGGAAGAGCTGCCAGATGGAAACGTTACCTATCCAGATCATCCAGTCCTCTAACCGCAATGAATGAAAATATAGCAACACTGTTTGCTTTTTCTATGCCAATGTTGAATAGAATTCAACTTTACACAAAAGCGGGCGCAGAAGCTACAAGAGATATATCGTCAATGCTAACAGGAAAACGATATCCAAAACTTCCTGAGCTTATGGATCAACCAATTTCCATATTGGGATTTCTTACAAGAATACTTTTCTTTTTACCAAAGCTAGGTTCGAAAATTTTCTTTGGTGGTTTTAGTTGGTTGATAAAAAAATATAAACCGCAATGGGAAAATTTTGGTAAAGCAATGGATTTTTTTGGTAGACTATCCGAGGGAGTTCTATCTGCTCCAACTAAATTTTTCGATTGGATTTCAAGAGCTGACGAAGATCGAGAATTTATGAGTGAAATGAAAGCTCAAGCGAAAGAAGAGAAAAAATTGGGGAAATTAGGTCCTAATAAAGGTATGTTTGAAAAGGCACAGGAGTTAATTCCACATCTAAAACAACAATCTGAATGTTGTAAAATCACTGGAAAAGTTCAACAAAAACAACTAGAAACAACACAAAAAGTTTTAATGATTGAGGATAAACAGTGGAGATTACAAAAAGAAAATGTTGGAACTTTAAAAAGAATCAGAAAAGGGTTAGTGAACAATAGAATTTGGCAACTAGCGATGGGCGCTTTTGGAATGTTGCAAAGCTTTATGGGAGTTATAGTCAATCTAGGAAAAGGTTTAGTGAAGGATTTTATGGCAGGGATAGATGCAATATTTCCAGGACTTCTACCGGGAATTGCAAAAATGCTAACAAATCCCACAGTTTTAGCTGGTGCTGTTGCTGGAGCTTTGGGTTGGGAAATTGGGAGTTATATAAATGACAAATTCCTCAAACCGTTAAGGCTTAAATTTTTCAAAGATCGAGAAGAACAACTAAGAGAATCAAGAGGTATGGCTCAAAAGTTTTCTAATAGAGAATGGAAATTGATAAGAAAAAAACAATCTGGTAAAATTACAGGAGTAGAGTTAAAAGAATTACAAAGACTACAAAAAGTTCGTGCTGGATTGAGAGGTGGGGCATCAGAAGAGTTGAGAAGAAAAAAATTGGGGTCTTTCCGATCTTTTGGTGAAACTTTAATGGGAGACCAAGACTTGTTCAACATAGTCACTGATGCTCAAAGTGGTTATGCTATAGAAAATTATAATAGGTATGCAAAATTCTCACCCGAAGTAATAGAAGAATATAGAACAAAATGGTTAAATTCAGTAAGAGGGGTTCGTGGTGACCCAGAATTATATAGAAAGAATCCCGTAGAAGCTGGTAGAAAACGAGAAGAAATGTTTTTGCAATATTTAGAGAAAAATGCACCAACTTCTTTTGATTATCTTCCAGAGATGGAAGAAAAAACTTCAACAAGATTAATCAAACAAGCAAAGGGTGAAGCTTTGGCTGTAAAAAGAAAAACTGGAGAAGCTTTAAAGAAAGGTGGTGCAATAGTCAGTGAAAAAATAAAAACAATGGATGTTGACACGGCATCATATGCAATCGATGAAGGTGTTCAAACAGTTGCAAATCGATCAGTTGATATACAAAACCAATTGTTGGGAGAAAATAAAGAAATGAGAGCAAGCATGAATAGAATGGAACAACAGTTGGGAGCTGGTTTGACACAAATCAACACGAATGTGTCAAACAGTATAACATCTGCAATAAATTCACCATCAGGTCAAGCGGTAAAAGGAATGGTTGAAACCGCACACGGAACTTATACAAAAATCTTGACAGAAGGAGCGATAAAATAATGGCAGAAACAAGCACCTTGATACAAGTTCCAGAAGTAATTGGTTTACCACCGTGGAACCTAATTAGTAGAACAAACGAAATTATGTTAAATTCTATGCCAATTGCTGAAATTTATCCATCAACACCTAGATTTAAACTCGGTCAAGATTTGTTTAGACGAGTTGATGATTTTGGTAGGTATAAAACTTATCTTCGCAGACTTGGTTATACAGTTCCAGACGATAGCGCCAATCGAATAAAAGTTGCTTTTATCGCAGATAGCTTTCCAACCGATACATTTCAAAATGAATACGGTGAAAACTTTCTTCAAAAGTTCACCGATGTTGCATCAGAAGGTGCTGCTTCCATTGCACAATTTTTGGGAGCAAGAAGTTTGGGAGAAGGTTTAAGGAACATTGGTGTGACTCAAAAGATGGGAAGTCTAGGAGCAGGAGCAGAAGCATACGGTGAAAAGGTGGGTGGTATGTTAGGATCAGTTCTAAAATCGGCTGGAAGCGGATACAGAAACCTTGAAAATGCTTTAAAAGGATCAAAAATTGCAGGAACTTTAAGCTCTTTGGCTGCTGGTGGTAGAATTGACTTTCCTCAAGTGTGGAAAACAAGTTCTTTTCAACCATCTTATACAATGACTGTTAGATTATATAATCCATTTCCACAAAATGATAACGCAACACGTAAGTATATTGTAGGACCAATCGCAGCATTGGCACTTTGTGCAGTCCCCATTTCAATTGATGGTTCAACTTATAACTATCCATTTATTCATAGAATAAAATGTGAAGGAGTTTATGATTTAGATCCTGCTTTCATTAGTAGTATCGCCATAGTTAAAGGTGGTGACCAACAAAATATTAGTTATAACCAAAGAATGGCTGTAGTGGATGTGAGAATTGATTTTGGAAGTCTATACGGAACAATTCTTGCTGGCGGTGGGAAAATTCAATCTGGAAGACCAACATTAGAGAAATACATCGATGTTTTAGAAAAGAAAAGAAGAGTTTCGGATAGATTGGGTGAAAGAACAATTGACGGATTGGCAGAATCACCAACCAGACAAACCGCACCAACTGTCGTTGAAGGGAGTGCAAGTGTAGCAGGACCTAGAGTTAGTCCAACTCGACAGCGAGTTTTTAGAAATACCAGTTTGGGTTCAGTTCTGATCGCTAGAGATTTTGAAGGAATTGGTGGTTAACATAATGTGTTTTTGAAAAAATAGGTAAGATAAAAAGCTAGATATGCGTAGATAGAAAATTTTGTTTGTGGTGTTAACTCTTGAAACCATTCTTGTGATTTAGTGTCTTTTACAATTTGCTCAGTAAGCTGAGTAATTTGTTGTTTAAAATATACTTCTGCTCTCGTTCTTTTTACTGCCATCAACTTTTTCACAAAAGATTCAAACCCTCTTCCACATAAATCGTTCGCACTTTTCAACTCTTTTGTAAACAATCTGTAAATCATTTCCAATTGTTGCGAATAACGAACATCTCTAATTTTATCAGATAGTTTTATAGCAATAGACGATTTAACCTTTGTTATTCTTTTTGCTTCTTCCATTGCTTTTCTATCAACTTCACGATTTATTATAATACGGCGTATGACTTGTTGTATTGTTTGTAAACCTCTTTCAGACTTTTGAATATTTGCAATCGCAGCTTCATCATCTTCACTTTCTGGTTCAGTTTGAGTTCCAATCCCCAACCCCTTCTCGTAGTTTGAGTAATAATTTCCAGCAAACCCTCTCCAACTCTGATTAATTCTATGTCTCGCTTCAGCAATAAATTTTGCAACATTGACAGGGTCTAAATCTCGTATTGCTTTCGTATGTTTTTTCTCCAACTCCTTTGCAAGATATAATAGGCCACCAGATATGGTTTTTTCTCTTGAAAACAAATGAGTCTTCGTGAGTTTGTCCAAAGTATAACGAAAAGTTTTCTCATCGCAATATTTTTTCAAAAACTTGAAGAATGAATTGGTATGATAACGAACCAACAAATATAGTAAAGCAGATGTGTATAGAGTCAGATTATTATTTTTCAAAGCATAATTCATAATGAAAAGTAATAAGTTTGTAGAGGGTTCGAAATGATAACGCAAAGTTTGTGCCTTAGTGCCTTTATAAAATTCATTGGCAAACTTTTTTAGATCGGGTTCTTTTAATCCAGTTAGTCTAAGAATTTGATAATATTGAGATTTTATGGGAGATGAATAACACGGTGTCGCTAAATTTGCTAACTCCTTTGAAACAATGTTTAGTAATAATCTTTTGAGTTGTGATTCATTAACTCTTGCTTTGTCATATAATTGTTCCATTAAAATGCCCTAACAGTAATATCATCTAATGTGAAGTATATATAATCTGGACCAAACTTCAACAGTTGGTCTTGAGTAAAATCATTTATATCATAAGTGAAGAAAATGTTTGATTCTGGTTCAACTACTTTACATTTTTGAACACCGTCTACTTCTTGAACCACATCGTATATTTCTGATCGATATAGAACAGCATTGATACCAAATCTTGAAGAAAATGCATCAAAAATTGCATTCTTAACATCTTGAACAAGAGCATTGATTGATCCACTGAAAGATGAATCTTTCACAATATCAACGGTAATTTTAAGTGGAATTTCATATTGTGGAACGACCCAACCACCTTCTGCAAAGACATAAACGTTACCGTCTTCATTATTCAAAGCGAACTGATCTAAATCAGGTTCGATTAAAGCCCATGTCACATTTGTTGCATCAGAACAAACCGCAAAATAATTATCAAACCCTTTCCACAATCCCGTTCCTTTTCCAACAATATAAGTATCACCAACAGAACATGATGTTGGTGGGTCACATCTTATTCCTTCCACTGTTTCTGTTGTTGGGTTCAACAACATATTCGTCATAGCGCCGTCAGTGTTTGCGAATTTCAGATTAATAAAATCGGTGAGCATTCTATAATCTTCAAAAGTTACTGTGTTTATTAGAGTTTGTAATATTTGACTTTCAAAATCTGATTGATTGACACCGTCATAATAATCTTTTTGTATTACAGGAATATCATAAATAATATATGATGTCCCATCTGAAGAAACATTAGATAGTGCAAAATCGCTCAACTCTTTTCTAAGAGTCAATTGTGCTTGCCACCTTGAAGCTAGATTGCTACTTCCATCTGATATTGTAAATCTGTAGGTAAGTTGACCACTTGGAAGAACAATGAGATTTGGAAACGTTATTGTGAAAACACCAGCAGTTGTGTCGTTTGTCATAACATAATCTGCATTATTTTCAACAATACTCATTGTGCAACTTGCAGTATCCGTCTCTGTTGTGGTATATTGAAGTTCATATGTTGCGCTTGAACCACTTCTACTCACCGTTAATTGTGTTGGAATCAAATCATAGTCTGCATCAAAGGTTGTCTGTAAAGTTGGAATGATTTCTAATTCAGATACAATATATTCATAATTTGCAACTGTGTTCAACGGATCAATTTGCATGTCAAATACAGTATAATAATCAGTTCCGTTGACATTTACAATTGTATTACGTGGGATACTCAAATCGATAAAATCGGAAAAAGCATTTCTTGTTGGAACTATTGATCCGTTAAAAGTAAGTGTTGTAAACAGGGCTATCTCATTTGCTTTTAAATCTGATCTCTTCAAAACAGGCAATGAATTTGGTGCAATTGGAGAACCATCAATAATAGTATCAATATTTTTATAATCGTTTTCTGTTACTGTTCTTTCAAGAGCAGTTAAGTTGGTGATCGCATTACTTCGAGTTTCTTCAAGAGATTCTTCATCAGAACCGTTAATTGAAGCAGAAGTGTTTACAACTGAATAATTAACAACCTGAGTTACACCAGCCTGTGTTGTATTATATATTCTATCTCCGCTTACAATAGAACCTGCAATTACATTACCATCTTCACCCTGAGTTAATCGAGTAGTTACATTTACTAAACCTCCCGGTGGAGGTTGAACACCAATCAACCCATTACCAAAAGAAATTGTTAATCCAGTATCGCTTTTTCTAGCAACATATCCTTCGTCATTGTTATCCATCAAATACAAACTTGAGAATTCAGTCCAAGTCGTGAATGACGTATCGTTTGGATTTTGAACTTCGACTTGAACCGCTGCAACTTGCCCATTGAGAGGAACTTCTATATCAACAAATTGGAAAGGTTGCAAATCCTCATCAATCTTAAATTCTTGAACGTCTGACGTAAACTGGCTAACAAAAAGAGAAAAAGAAAATGAGTCACTGTCGATTTGAACAGGAATACTAAAAACTCTATTATTTTGACTTACAACCACACTAACTTGTGAATTATTTGT